GTCCTCCACAGGTTTACCACAATGATATGCTTGCTCTGCGAGCTTTTGAAGGTATAGTTAACGATGATAAAATGCTTGTTAAAAAGTATCCTGAAGATTTTTCTCTTTACTATATTGGTAATCTCGGTGACAGCGACGGTCGCTATTACATTGAGAATTGTGATGAATCCCGTATTCCTGTCATGGTTGGTCGCGCCATAGAATATGTGCAGACTGTTGACAATGATTCTACTAAATGATAATCTAATAAAGAGCGTATCAGAAAAAGGACGATCTCATGGAGATCGCCCTTTTTTTGTGCGCTACGCCCGCCGCGTCTAGGCGTCTGTGAAAGGAGGTGAAACTATGAAATTTAAGACAGCTTATGATCCTGTAGAAGAACATGATCATTTTGGTATTGAGTTTACCATGCCCTCTCTTACGATTCAGGACGAGAAAGATGAAACTGATATCAATTACATCGTAAATAAGTATGCAGACGGTCAGAAAGGTATTATGACTCTTGACCTCGGCGATAGTTCGCAATACGCTTATCTGCAGTTCGGAGATGCAACGCTTCCCGGCGACTACAGTACAGCGCTTGAGCTTGTGTCCGGAGTTCGTGAAGAATTTTACAGTTTACCCGCTTACGTTCGAGCAAAATTCGGTCACGATCCTATGAATTTCATCGACCATTTGAATGATCCTGCAACTCTCGAATATCTTCAACAACAAGGTCTGTATGGTAGTAAATATACTTTTTACGAACCACAACAGTCCGCAAGTAGTAAACAAACACAAGAAAAAAATAACACTTTAGAACAAAATAATGAAGAAACACAAAAATAGGCGTCACCGAAGCCAGTTACTTACTTGATGTAACTGGCGTAGGTGACGCAAAAATAATCTAAAACCTAATAATAATTTGCTTTAGGTTAATTATTAGGTTTACACTTCGAAGAAGGTGAAATTTTGGCTCGGAAAAAAATAAGAGTTCGAGGACATCGCTTCAGCGATGCTCCTGCAATGTACATGAAAAGGACTAAGTTTGACCGTTCCCATGTTTATAAGACAACTTTTAACTCAGGCAAGCTCATACCTGTATTTGTTGATGAGGTTTTGCCTGGCGATACTACTCGTATGTCTGTTAATTACTTCGCTCGTTTGGCTACTCCTATTAAGCCTATCATGGATAATATTTATCTGGACTGGTTTTTCTTTTTTGTACCAAACCGCCTCGTTTGGGAACATTGGCAGAATTTCTGCTTTGAGCAGGAAGACCCTGATGATAGCACTGATTATGTTATCCCTACCGTTTCTGCTACTGGTAACTCTGAAAATGCCTATATAGGCTCTCTTTGGGACTATTTCGGTTTGCCCGTGAATACGTCTGGTAATTTATCTGGTATTAGTGCTCTTCCGTTTCGTGGTGTTTACCTTATTTGGAATGAATGGTTTAGAGATGAAAACCTCCAAAAATCCGTCAAGATTCAGAAAGGCGATACCAATGAAGTTTTGAACTCTGCTCGATCTGCTGAACAGCCTTCTTGGCTTTTCTCGTCAGGTACCAGTATTTTTCCCGGCCTTGCCTGTCCGCCTCGTGGTAAGCGTCATGATTACTTTACTTCTGCTCTTCCGTGGACACAGAAGGGACCCGGTGTATCTATAGGTCTTGCTGGTACCGCTTCTATAGTTGACCCTACCCCAGATCCTGGCTATCTTCTCTATAGTAACGCTAAACAGCTCGCCGTTGTTTCTGCCACTCGAACTGAAGGCAAATCAGGCGGTTATCGAGTTGCAGCAGGTGATGGAGTTGTTACGTTCTCCCGTCATGGTTCAGATTCTGATTCTAGTAGTGTAGCCGGTTTTGCTGGTAATACCTCTGGTTCGGTAACTGTTTCTGCTCAAGACGGTTCTGCTTACCTTGGCAATGATTCTTATGTTGATTTGGACACTTCAAGCATCTTTACGATAAATAGTCTTCGTACTGCTTTCCAGATGCAGAAGTTCTATGAACGCCTTGCTCGTGGTGGTAGTCGGTATACAGAAGTGCTCCGCTCTTTCTTTGGCGTAGTTTCTCCGGACGCCCGTCTTCAACGTCCGGAATTTCTCGGCTCCTTTACCAAAATGGTAAATGTCAATCCAATAGCTCAAACTTCTGCAACTGACGCTACCTCTCCGCAAGGCAATCTCTCTGCTTATGGTGTTACTGCCGCCAAGTTTCATGGTTTCACTAAGTCTTTTGTTGAGCATGGCTATATTTTTGGTTTTGTATGTGCTCGTGCCGATCTTACTTATCAGCAGGGCATTAACAAGATGTGGCTTCGCTCTACTGTGTATGATTTTTATTGGCCTACATTCGCTCATCTTGGCGAACAGGCTATTGAGCTTCGTGAGATCTATGCTCAGGGTTCTGAAGCTGATACTACTGTTTTTGGCTATCAGGAACGTTATGCCGAATATCGTTATAAACCTTCGCAGATTACAGGTAAGTTCCGTAGCTCTGTAGTTAAAGGTTCTTTAGATATGTGGCACTTGTCTCAGTTTTTCAACAATGCTCCAACTCTCAACGAAGAATTTATTACGGAAAATCCACCTATTAAGCGCATTATTGCCGTTCAAGATGAGCCTGAGTTTTTGCTCGACATAGGTTTCAGGTATACCACAGTTCGTCCTATGCCTATGTTTGGTACTCCCGGTCTTGTTGATCACTTCTAGAAGGAGTTGGTTTTATGTCATGGCTTTCTAATACTTTAGGCAGTGTTGCTGGTTCTGTTTTAGGATCTGCAGTTCAGAATCATTATAATTCTGCTAATGCCGCACAGGCTAACGCGTGGAACGTTGAAAACTATAAACATCGTTATCAATGGGCTGTAGAAGATATGCGCAATGCTGGTCTTAATCCTGTTCTTGCCGCAACTAATGGTATAGGCGGTTCTATAGCTGGAGCTTCGGCCGCTTCTGTAGGTATGAGTGATATAGGTTCTACTATGAACTCTGCCAAAGCCGCTAGTGCCGCTGAAAGGCAGGCTAAGAATGCCGAGAATCTTGCAGTATCTCAAATTGAAAAAAACGTCGCAGAAGCCGATTCTGTTCGTCAGAGCACCCATGGAGTAGTACTCCAGAATGGTATTCTTGCAAATGATTTGAATCTTCGTGAGCAGACTTATGAAAAGCGTCTTGGTTACGAACTTGAAAAGATGAATTTGGAGCTTGAAAACCTTCGGCTTCAGGGTTCTTACCTTAGCTCTGGTGTTTTGAACAATATTGCTTCTGCTAACCGTGCTAATTCTGCCGCCGCTTTTGATAATATCCAAACTGAAATGGCAGGTATGGAACGTGATTTTTATAAGAATCTTGAAAGTCTTACAGGCGCTCCCAGATCTGTTGCTACTGGCGTTGGTTCTGCTGTCAAAAATGTTATAGGCTTCCTCGGAGGTCGTTATTTTGGAAGGAGATAATTTTATGTCTAATAAAACTACTATGATTCTTACTTTTATCGTTTCTGTTGTTGTCCCTTTTATTCAGGAAGTTGTAGATCTGATTGAAGCTCTGAAAGGTAAAGCTTCTTCGAATACTGTTACTGCTAAAAAGGTTGCCTCGGATTTTCAAACCGATGTTGCGCAACTTGTTGAGCCAGTTGCTAATAAGAATGATTCTAAAAAAACTAGCCGTTTTTTCGGTTCTTGGAGGGATGCTAAATGAGACGACGCCGTTTATCTAAACGAGGTTCTCGCCGTCTCTTTCGGCGTACCTCCAGATCTAGACGTAGAAATTTTAAGAGAGTAGGACGAGGTGGTTTTAGGATTTGACATTCTGATTTAATCCTGATACAATCGGTACAGGTGATTAATATGGTTTGTTATAATCCTATTCTTATGTACCCGGTTGAAGGAGCGATTACTAAAAATGGAAAACAACATTATAGTTTTTACGGTAGCCTTGCCTCTCACCCTGAGCTTGCTGGCGATAGCCGTTTCATTCGTTGTTCTTGTAAACAATGCATTGGCTGTCGTCTCGAAAATAGCAGACAGTGGGCTGTCCGTGCTGTCCACGAAGCCCGTTCTTCGTCTTCTGCTTATTTCGTCACTTGCACTTTCGACGATTATCATTTGCCATGTGATAAAAGCTTAAGCAAGAAATTTCATCAGACATTTATGAAGAATCTTCGTCGTGAGTATGGCAGTGGTATTCGCTTTCTTGGCTGTGGTGAATATGGTGAACTTCATGGTCGTCCCCATTATCATTACATTTTGTTTAATATTGATTTTGATGACAAAATTTTTCGGTTCCGCACAGACGGTTATAATACTTATACTTCTTCTCGTTTTGCCAAAGTATGGAAATACGGTATGCATCTTATTGGTGAGTTTAGCTTTGATTCTGCTGCCTATGTCGCTCGCTATATAGTTAAAAAGCAGACAGGTAAAGATGCTCCTTCTCACTATAAAGGTCGTATTCCTGAATTCATGGTTGCTTCCAATCGTCCCGGCATAGGAGCTAAATGGCTCGAAGACCATGGTGAAGAATGCTATGCCAATGATTATGTTGTTATCAACGGCAAAAAGATGCGTCCTCCTCGTTATTACGACAAAAAATTTGATGAAACGCATCCTCACTGGATGGAATATATTCGTAGTAACCGTATTGAGAAGATGCTTCATAACTTGGAGAACAATACTTTTGAGCGTTTGGTTGACCGCTGTCGTGTTCAGGAAGGTAAGTATAAGCATTTTCTCGGCAGAAAGCTTGACAAGGTATTATGACTGTGTTATTATTAAGTCGGAAATGAGGTGATGCTTATTAGTGAATTTGAAGCTGTTAAAAATTTCTGTCGTTATCGTAATATTTCTTTTGACTACTCTTTTCGTGGTACTAAATATGCCGCTTACCGTCTTAAGCCTGATGGTTCTAGGGTTATTCGCCTTGATAATGACTATTTTGTTATATCAGCTATGCTTTATCTTATGATTCGTAGGTATTTAATTGCATTTAGAAAAGGAGATGGTTCCGCTGAGACTTTATTCCATTTATGATTCCAAG